GAATTTTTAACCATAAAAAATGTTTGTCCGTTGTAACTACCGTCTAAAAGATTTACTAGTGCATTACTAGTGAGTACATGTGTCAAATTTAATCCACAATACGTATCAGGATCCACATCTGTTAATGTGCTCCAGTTATTACCATTGTCTGTAAGTACAGGTCTTACCATTGGAGAGGCTGTTGTTTGTACTGTACCATCTGGCCATGTTAATCCACTTGTATCAAACTGCCAGTTATGTATCACGTCACCTGCACCATATAATCCTATATTAGCAGTGTCCCCTAATTCAACAAAATTGTTTAAACTAACATTTCCAGTGTAACTGGCTGTTAATAATGCTGTACCATTATCAGGTGCTCTAACAAAAGTTGATGGATAAACACCTAGATTACCTTCAAGTATTGCACCGTTGTTTGGAAACTGTATTGTTGATGTTCCCAATGTTGTTGGAGTACCAACGGTTAAATTACCTGTGTAGATATCGCGCCATGGAATATCAATGGTACCTAATGTATATTGATCAGGATTACTTGGCACGATGCCGTTGCCTTCAAGATTGTTAGTTTCAACAACTAATGCACCTTCACCCCAAGGGTCGCCTAGTGCACCAGTGGAAATAGCCACTCTTCCGTTGCCACTAAATCCATATCCCTGTTGATCAATGTGTAGTGATTCAACTGTGGTTATACCAAATGACTGTGATCCAGAAAGTGACAATAATGGTTGATCAACTGTGACACTGTATCCATCAAAACTTAATGTAGCTCCACCTAGGTAAACTGTATTACCACTGAGATATAGATCTTTCCACATCGCAGTTGGACTGCCTAGGTCATATGACACGTTAGCAGTAGGAACAACATTACCAAATGTTGTTGAACCATCTGTTAAGGATGCTACATCACCTTGTAGTATAGTAACATTACTTTCTAAATCATTAACATCACTTTGTAATGTGGCCACATTGGCCTCTACGTTTGCTAGATCTAATGTATCTAAGTTACTGATTAATTCTGCTTGAGCGGCCGCATTGGCTTCTAACGAAGCAATATTACCTTCTATGGTTGATATGTCAGACTGTATAGCGACAATATCACCTTCTACAGAAGTCATTGACGATTCTAAATTAGCAACGTCTGATTCTATTGTTGATATATTAGAAGTAAAAGTAGTACTGTTACTTTCTAAATTAGCAACTTGATCTGGTAAATCACCTAATACATAATCTTTTAGAACCAATCCAGTTGATTTTACAGTGGTAAACGTGGCGGCAGTATTAACTGCTACCACATAGGTAGTATCTGTAAATGTAGTCAAATTTCCAAGTTGGCTAATCTTAATAGTCATTTCTATTCCTCAATAATTATCTCACTGTCTTCAGTAATCAATGGATTGTCAAATATATTTACCGTTCTTTCTAACACCAGACCTTGATTAAAGATTGCAGGTTGTTCCTTAATAAATTCAGCGGCCATTGTTGTTGACCCTTCTAATCCTGTACCATCTGTAGTTGTGTACACCCCATCACCAGCATTGTACCAACTTAAGGCATTAGCAGTTTGGAAAACATTACCAACGTAGACATTTACTTCACCATCAGTTCTAACTTGATGCACTCCAACGTCACCTGACAATGACACTGCAAGAGCGTAAACATTGGATGATAAACTAGACCCATTAACTTCAATTTCATAACCAACTGGTGGTATTTCGTCTACACTGACAGCAGTTAGTCCTGAATCTACACCGTTGATTAATATATTACCAACATTGGCAACCAATGATTCTGTACCAGTAGGGTTCAATGGGGCATATTTTCCTTGGAAAGTGTCTGTGCGACTTCCTGGATTAAATACCAATACGTTAGCACCTGTAGTTTCTTCTGTAAAGTAGGCCGTTGGTCCATAGATGGTTGTTTCAGCACTGAGTACTATTTCAACAGTTGCAAATTCATCAAGTGTTGGTGGTTCTATAATTTTTACAATGTCTATCACTTCTTCTTCATCAAAACTCTTACCTACAACCATTACATTAGATCCACTAGCAGGCACAGTGATAAAGTCTCCAGGATCAACAGTTAGATTTCCTAAAACTCTAAATTTATGTGTTTTTGTAGTAGTTGCTGTCAATGATGTATTAGCAGTAATTTCTACATTACCAATTTCAACACCAGGTACTATTTGATCAAGTCCGCCATCAACAACGTAAGTACCATATGGATGTAGTTCAGGAGCACCTGTTCCCCAAGTGCCTCTTCTAATCTGACCTAGTGTATTGTTTGTTAAATCTCTTACAAAGTAAGTAATTCTCTCACCATTGATAAAGACTGCGCCAGGAATAGCACCAGCTGGATTTGGTGCTGGCATTTTAGATGCATCACCAACATGTATCACTGTGTCTGTTAATGCTAGTTCCTGTGTTAACATGGTAGTATAACTATCAGAAATTCTTAGATATGTTTCTTCACCCCTCATGTTGTAGAATATTCTATAACCAGCAATATCAACATTTCCACTACTTGCTAGGTTGGTGTAAATTTTCATATCAAGTGTTTCAAACATTACACCCGGAATTAGTTCTTCAGGTGCATGACTTGAGTATGTGTCTACGTAGGCTCCGCCTACAACATCAATATCTTCTGGACGGGTTCCCAAAGCTGTGTCGGCATAGGTACTTCTAATCACAGTATCTACTGTAGCAGTAGACAAAATTGGATTACCATCTTCGTCATATTCTACAGCGTCGTAGGTTGTTGAATCGTATGGTGTATCTGTAATCAATGATCTATATTCAATATCTACAAATTCAGATGCTACTTCAGATCCATTGATCTTAATATTAGTACCGGTTTCAAAATCAGCAGTGCTGTCTAATATACCAACAATTATTAGTCCACTAGATGCTGATGAAACAGTTAGCATTGGTTCTGACAGAGTCATAATGTTAGCAGTAGTAATACCAACATTACTCCAAGTTGTAGAATAATAATCAAATGTAGTAATTTCTTGTTCTACACCATTAATGAATACATTAGCTGTTTCTTCTACATCAAACTCAACAACTGAGTTGTAATTACCAAATATCTCCATGGTATCTGAACTAGTAGTTAACACTGTGATATTAGCATTACCTTGGGTTAGGAAATCGCCCTCAGTAACACTTACAGAACTAGATAGATAAAGAGCAACATCAGGTACTGTTTGAGTAATCACATCACCAATGGCCACTGTTACACTTGAATTCACTATTAAATTTGCCAGAGCTGATCCATTGAATCCAGGCTGTCTAGTAAATGGAAGACCTGTAACTTGAACTCCAGGATATTCAACCCCTGGAACTAATAATTTTAAGTCTTTGGCAGGTTGACCGTTTTGTGGGTCATAGTAAGCCATAATACGGTCATTGGCATTAGTAAACAATTCAGATGAATATAATTCATAGTCACTGCTTGTGAATACTAATCCAGTGGTAATATTTGCCAGAACACGATATCCTTGTCCTTGATAACTTACTATGTCACCTTCATTGTAGTAGGAATTTGTAGCCCATTCCTGAACAGTTGATGAATAAGTAATTCTATCAAATTTCATTGTGGTTGAAATGCCTCGTACTTGAGTATTTTTAAGTACTGCATAGGCCTTGGCTCCTGTACCATTACCATTGATGATCACAGTAGGAGTAAATGTGTATCCACTTCCTGGCTTATCAACAACAATGCTGGTAATAGCACCAGTATCACCATTGATAACTGCATGAGCTTCTGCTCCTGATCCATTACCAACAATAGTAACTGTAGGTATTTCTGTGTAATCACTTCCACCATCTTCTACAAGAATACTTTCAATGAACAGTGTTCTGTTACCATACCATTGTGAATACTGATCTTGTTGCCAAAGTTGAGAATCTTTTTCTGCTTGTTCTCCACTTGGAGATCTAAACAGTCTGTCTTGTGTGTCATAATATGCTGGCAGATCAAAATCAGTTACTGAACCTTCAAATTGATCAAAGCTGTCATATGATACAAGATATTCTCTAATCTTAGTTTTATAAGGTTTTACTTCATTGATGTAGTCTTGATAATAACTTTGATTATCTCTGATATAGTTAGGTAACTGATCAAGATTTCTTAATCTATGTGCTATACTAACAAAACTGGTTTTGAATATCCAATCAATATATTTCTGCTCACTAAGAGCATAGTTCATCATAACAAAGAATAACTTGTTAGTTTCGTCTGTTAGTGTACCTGTAAAAATATCGTAACGTAGAGCATTTAGAATATTTCTAATTTCAATGTTTGGGCTCTGTGCATAGCGACCAAGATCATACCCTGAATTACCAAAACCAAGATTGGTATCTGTAAAGTCTGCCAAAATGTCTAACAGTTTAATTGTACCATTTTGTATACCAACTAATTCAAACTCAGAGCTGGAATTAACAACAACCATTTGCCATTCACCGTTGCCTGAGTTAGCTATTCTAATAACGTCACCTACACCATATGATAATTTCAGTGCTTCTACGTTAGATTCCGCAACGTAGGTTGTCTTGGTATTTTGATCGTAACCTTTAGCATACCAATCTTGATATTCCCAATAGAGTGTGGTGTCATAACTTTGAATGCGAACTAAAATCCATTCTTTATCTTCGCTGAGCTCATTTAATGTCCATAGGCCATCATTTTGTACACTGCTGGTAACTAGAACTTTATACCCAGGATTTAATACTTCTGTGTCTATGTAAGTTAATTCTTCATCAGAGTCAACTCGTTGATTATACTCATTTAATTTAAAGTTTGGTTCTTTTTCTTTATCTAATAGTCTATCAAGTCTATATTGTTTTGCTATAGGATTACTTGCAAAAATATTATTAACGTAGCCAACTAAATTCTTCATGGCTTCAAATCTATCTTTGAACATTGACTGTCTAGGTCTTACGCTGATACCGTATCTGTCTGCAACACTAAGTTTTGGATCAGGAACCACACGACCAAGAATATCAAGTCCTGCAAGACTGTCAATCATCTTATCAATGACTTTTGGAGCAACTCTACTTTGTCCATTGTTTTTCTGTACTAACTCATACTCACTGTGAATAATATTTGAATTTTTGATTAATTCATAATCAACGTGTAACACTGTATCCGAAGCTGATAGATAGTTTGACGCATTGTACACTATCAGAGCTTGATTGTGAATCACAGCCGCATAAGGTACTCCAGAACTTTTTGGATTTTCAATTAAGGTTTTAATTGTAGTCACTGGTAATTTTCTGTCTGAGTTTACTTTATCTAAACTTGGTTTGTTAATTACCCAATAATAATATTTGTTAGTAATAACTCCAGATGTATCTACATAGATTGTGCGAACATAAGCACTGTCATCTGGATACAATGGAGTTCCATCGTTAACCACAATATCATATTGACTTGGTGGTACTGTACTTTCAACCCATTCAGCAACTTCAATTACTGATCCTGGGAAGAAACGACCCCAATTAATACTTCTATAGGTCAATGAACCTTGTTCATAATCTAAGAATCTAACCTTGTTCAGATTCCACCAAACACGACCAACCTGTTCTGCTCCCCAATGTAAATCACCATTGTATCTTCTACTGCCCATGTTATAGACAGCTGGGTCATATTCTGTTTTATAGCTAATTTCTTGTTCAGCTTGACCCATTATTTTACCTTTAACAGGATCAATAAATTCCATGTTAGCTAGAATAGTATTTGAAACCTTGTCGTACATATACATACGATTGATAGAATCTATATCCACCTTAGGTGTTTCATAACTAATTAATTTCCAACCACGACCACCTGTTAGATTTTCAAATAGATAGACTTTACCTGTATTATCTGATATATCTGTAGGATAAACCCCACTGTCTACACCATTAACATATAATGTGTCTGACGAACCAGTTAGTATCTGTTGACTACTATAGTTGATTATACCTATACGATTTCCTTCTTCAACACTGTAGTAAGCGGTAAATTCATCAAGGCCAGCTGTTGGTTGAGTGATAACATCACCTGCCGCTACTGTGATGTTACCTGATAGCTCTAAATATGTATTGGTGTCATCATTGGGTGCTGTGGCCATAATATAATTGCCCACAATGTCAATAGCATGACCAAATTCATCACCAGGATTAAGTTCTTCTGGATCTAACTGTTGAGCATAGGCATAGCGTCCTGGATCTTCTACAGCGTCTCTAGGATCATCGTATAACTCATAGATATAGACACTGCCGCCGCCTTTGACTTGATCAGTAAATGTTGTGGATTCATCATCAAATACTGTTTCGTTAACATCAAAAGTCATGTAACGTTTAGTTGTACCTTTGCCTGTTGATATGACCAACATGTAAGCGTTGCGAGCTAGAATAACATTGGTACCAAAGAATTCCCCTGGGGTGTTAAATGTACTTAAGATGATCTGCATTTCAGCAAATACAGCCATACCTGAATCAGCATATACTCCATCACTGCCTGTTACATTTCTGCCTGACAGAGTTCTTAATAAATTTTTAGCCACAGTTCTATCAGAGTTTAATCTAAAGTATCCGTGTTCGTTAACAGCAGTGATACCTAATAAGTTAGCACTGTTGATATCTTCTACCCATTCGTCAAGTGTAGTTCTTCTTGGATAAGCAGTTGTGGGTGTTCCATTGATTGAAACCACGCCAGATCCTAGTGTGAACACATTAGCATTGTTATAATCAGATATTGAAACTGTTACTGAACCACCAGTAGGCGAGTCTGCTGTAACAGTAACATTAGCACCTGAACTAGACTGTGTGATAAAATCACCTTCTGATACTGTGACTGTTCCACTGAGTCTAAGTTTGACTTTAACTTCAAAGTTATCTAAACGTATTGTGTCGTTTGGTACAAAGGTAGGATCTTGTATACTACCTGTGTTAGTACCATATAATCTTCCTCTGTGATGGAATTTAAACACTGATCCTGTGTTATATGATGAGCCATTGTCATAATATGGTGCACCTACATAGATCGCACAGTTGTTAGAACAGATTGTTAGACTTGTTCCAAATCTTGCACCTTCTTGTACTATGGTACCAGTTAATAGCTCAAGCAAATTAAATTCATTAGTTTCTACATAGACAACTTTGCCCACACCCAATGGTGTGATAAATCTAACAGTGTTAGATCCAACAATAGAATATCTACTTCTATCAACTTCTATGTCATCAACTAGTACTCTATAAATTCTACCAATGGTTCCTGTAACAACATAGTCAGTGCTGTCAGTACTATCAAATGCCTCAATTACACGATCATAAACGTGTACTGACCCTGCACCAGCATATACTGTAGAAACTGTTCCATCACCTGTGAATGCTCCAACCAAACTGGTAGTATTGGCAACAAAGGTTGTACCAACTATATTGTTGGCCGCACCAACTGTGGTAAAATCTGTACTTACATTAGACACAATAGTATATGTTCTACCATGTTTTATCTTATCAACTGTTTCGTTAACTGTCACTGGATCATTTGGTACACCAATACCTAACTGTGCACCATCTAAACTTGAATCCATAAAGTAACCAAACTCACTACTTGCATTTCCCGTAAGTGTGTCAACATAAACATAGTAAGGTTGTTGGATAATGTCTAGTTCAATTACTGGTGGAACAAAATTAAATTGAATATTACCGCCATCGACTACATAGTCAATGTTTGGAACAAAGGTGGTATTTTTATTTTTAACTAATAGTGAATCTGCATCGTCTGTGATCTGTGGAGTAAATGGTATTGCCACATTAACGTCTACACCGTCAGGTAGTACCGTTCCAGATTCAAGTTCTATGGTTTCATCTAATCCGTAGACATAGACCAGATCATTGCCAGGAGCACCAACATATAACCAACGACCTGATTCATCAAATGATATAGATGATCCAAATCTGTCACCTGTAGAAGCAACATTACCTACAACAACCTGACCAATATTCCAACCAGCCTGCCCTTCAGGTCTATTGTAGATATGTACAAAACCTAAATCTGACTCACTGCCTGGAGAACCTACACCTAATCTATCAATAGCAAAGTCAACAAATGATCCAAACTCGTATGTATTACCTGTTGATGGACTTATAACCACTGAGTGTTCATATTCGTTGTCATAGTTTCTAACAAATAGATTAACCTCGCCAACTCCTGCTGTTGTTGTATCAGTGATAACGTCATATCTAGATGCAGTTTCTCCACCCACAGCAATAGTAGACAGATCATAACTCATTCTAACTGAACTACCGTAGGTATCTGCATTAGATTGCAAACCAACTGGTTTAGAAATGCCTGATTTCAATGACCACGGGTGTTGTTTTTCATAAACTTTCCAAGTATTTTGTACAGTGTTAACGGGCTGACCTTGTACAAGGCTAGTTGCCGCGTCAGTATCAATCCAAATCTTATCACCAATCTTCCAACCGTGTTTTGGATTAGTTAATCCGTACACACGACTGTCTTCCATAAAGGAAAATCGCATACTATCTAATTTAAACAATAAGCCGCGACCATCAATTGATGTTAGGTTTGTAGTATCACCTGCGTACTCAACCATGATGCTGTTAAGATCAACAATCTTATAAGCACGATAAAATCCATTAAACTCTGTTATAAATTGTTTAAGGAAGAATAGTTCTTCTTTTTCTAAACCATGTGGTTGTTCAAATGTAAATGTTACGAACCCGTCTAGATCATTTTTTACACCAATAACATTGTTATCAGTTTCTGTAACACGTAAAACGTCCCATTCTTGACTGAAATTTTTTGCTACCCAAATTCTATAACCTGTGCCTATTTCATCTATCTTACTATTAAGTTCTTGATAGTTTGTTAGATCAAATATAGTTGTATCAACATCATCAATATTAACATAACCAGCTGTTGGTATATCATTATCATAGTCACTTTCGTCCGTACGGTTAAGTGCTATATATCCTGAGAAACTTTCAGCAGTTCTATATAGTTCAGTTTTACTAAACTTAGTCAATCCATCTGCTAGACCTGCATCTTCTGCTGTTAAAAATTCTGCCCTAGCAGGATTAACCCCAAACTCTTTTTCATCTAATACAATTTCAATGTAAGGGTTAGTATCCAATGCGCCATATTCTCCAACACGTATAGCCCATTCTTCATAAAAATTAATTTGACTATCTAGATTACTAAACTGAGCATTAGTCAAAGCTTCAATACTGTTTGCTGTACCTTTTTGTTTGATATAGCCTTTATAGAATTCAATCTGTGTACTTTCATCTAAGCCAATGTCTGACAAATATTGTCTGGGTTTAAAACCAATCAAACCATGACTGTACTGTAACTGATTTTGATCTTGGAAGTAACCTTTAGAATCATAATATGATTTTGATCTTGTGGCGTTACTTGAAAAGTTTGTAAGTAATCCTTTATTAAATTGCCCAGCGTCAGACAATTTCCATTTAGTAAAATCAAATTCCGCAGTTGCTGGTACATTATTCAATGCTACAAATAATTGATCTTTATATTTGACTATGTCTCCTTTGAGATAGTCTTTTCCTGAATTCCATGTCTGTGTTACAGCACTGCCATATATGAAGCCAGGAGCATACATACTACCATTCCAATCACCTGTCTTTTGACCAATAAGTTTCAAACGGTACTGTCTACTACCTAATTCAGGTTTGTAAATAATGTCATTGAACACTGTAGAATTGTCAAATATCAAAGTGTGTTCATATTGAACAAGATTTAATTCTATATAACCTACTATGCTATTTGCATCAGTTAAAGTTAGAGTAAACTCTTCAGGCGAACGTGTGATATTATATTTGTTACGTTTGATCAATTTAAAGTTTTGGTCAACTACTCTTGACTCGTACTGCCTATCCGACACTTCGTCAACAATAGCCCCAATGGTACTAACAGCAATAGAATTTGATATAGGACTTAGTACTAGAATGCTACCTGAATTCCAACCTTGTTGAGCCCAGAATAACAATTCCTTGACTGACAATTTCCAGTTTTTAATTTCACCAAGCTCTTCTTCTATCTTGTTAAAAGTAAAACCCTGTGACATTAAGTATCTTTCGTAACTAATTAAGAAATCTACAGTCTGCTGAAGTGTTTTAAATTCATAGCCATAAGGCACTGTAAGTTTAATTGGTTGGTAGTCTAGATATACTACACCTTCTTTATCAAGAACTTTAATTTTTCTAGCATTACTATTAACCACACTTGGGATGATAGTAAAATAAGGATTAGATACATCATAACCTTTTACTGTATATCCACTGTCTGTTTTTTCAACAATCACAGCACTGTAGACTAGCCTGTCAACTGGTGTTGATTTGTAAAGATGAATATCATAGTTTTCATCTGGTATAACAATACTTTCATTAGTACTTGATGGCGAACTTTGCTCAGCTAGAACCTGCAGGAATCTATGATCGCTGAACCCTGCCATCTTATAGGCTAATTGGACTTGATAACGTTGAACTAGCAATGATAATCTAGCAGAAGGATCTATACCTAAATTAATTAATTGATCTGCTATCCAGTTAAGATAACTAGCAGTTCTATAGATTGAATTTTCTGAATTTAAGTACCCGTTGTAACTTACATCAGTTTGTCTAATATGATGAGAATTACTATTAATAAATTGTCCTAATTCATTATTTTTTCTATAGTCGTCAATGTCAATGTTTAGACCAAAATATTTTCCTGGTTTAGCCAACGCCATAGCAATCTGTACAGCATAAGGAAATTCACTTGAACGGCGCCATGCAATTTCAGCAGGACCTTGTTCACCTATTGTCCAGGACTTGCTAGCTGATGATGCTCTAAGATTTCTACATAAGATACTGCTTGGTGGTATTAGCCCACCATTGGCATCTACAGGAATAATAGTAGTAAGACCAGGTCTAGCAAATAAAGGATCAATACCGGCACGATCACCGTCTACAATACGACCTTGTTCAAGATCTTCCCATAATAAAGCATTACCACCAGTGTAAGGTGCAGGTCCATAATAACCTTCCCACCAGTCTGGTTTGATACTAAATCCTAACATTTCCCATGGACGTGTATTTGGTGCATCTGTATCATAAAAATATTGATAACAGGCTCTCCAACTACCTGGCAGGTCACTGCCATCTAATCTATCAGGCACACCTGAGTAATTCCAAGTAAATGCGTCATTGTTTTTGAATGTTACATTTTCTGAGAAATCAATTTTGTTATTACCAATCCAATTCAAAAATCCTTTAGACAATATTCTGTTTGCTTCATTGATAGTATAATCATTGTCTCTAAATCTACCTGGCAGTACATTATAGATATCTTCAAAGCTGAGTTGCATTGGTACTTTAATATTATTATAGATACGTTTTTCTAATTCTAATAATACGTCATCTCTATAATCACCAAATGCAGGAGTTAGACTTCCGTCGTGCCCTCTAATCACAATTACTGGAGTTCTATAGGTATCATCTTCAAATACTTCTGGAATAAACTTAGGATAAAGTCCTAACTTGGTTGGTGTTTCAGGTATATAGTTACCGTCAGTGTTTGAATATTCAACTATGGTTAATATATCATCTACTTCAAGAGTCACTGTTTCATTTATTGTAACTGCAGGACGATCTTGATTAAAGTAATAGTCCTTATCAATTACTAACTGAACTCCATTGAGGTAAACTAAAATTGCCTGGTTACTTAACAATCTATTATTAAACACATTAATAATTTCATATGATCTAACCAATGGATCAAAGATAGTATACCCAACATCTGCTACAATAGTTTTTAATGGACCATATGGTACCATGTCACTGTAATACCAAGGGAAAGTTGCATTTTTAATTTTATTAATTTCTGTTAGAATCAAATCAACAGTGGCCACAGGATCAGTTGGGTCAACTCCTGAAAGAGTTGAACTAAGTTCTAAGAATTTATATTTAAATTTTGAATATTCTTGTTGTGCTAGTCTGACACTGTTAACAAAATTTGCTTCTTTATCTAGCAAGAACAATGCTGAATATGGCACAGGGGCACTGTGTTGAAGAATATTACCACCTTGTGCTTTTAGTTCTATATCTCTAAGATTACTTGCACCAAGTACATTGCCATCTAATTCTTTACTATTTTCACTCAAAGCCACTAAGTGGTTTCTCATTTGACCTAACGTTAATGTGTCTAGATCAATATTTTGTGCATTTAGGTTTAGATTGCTAGGAACTTCATAGTGCCCTAATTTACTAACCTGATCACTAAAGACAGCTACTATAATTTTATCACCAGCATTGAGTGTTGGTGTTAAAGTCAACTCTCTATTAGAACTTAAAGTCCACTGTGTTGATTTTAATAATTGATTATTTAAAAAAACTTTAACATTTGGGGTTGTTTGTTCGGCACGTGGAGTAATATCTAATACAAAAGGATAGTTGTATTCATCATAGGTAAATTCAATTAATTGGTATTGTTTGCTTGGTTCAACTACAGTTTGCCAAACATTTTTTATTAAGTATGTTTCTCTACCTGTAATTTTATGTAAGAATCCTTGAGCTATAGAATCTACGATAACATCTTGTCCATTGGTATACTCAAACGTATCAGTATCGAAGAAGTTAGTAAATTCAATGTCACCTTGAGTGGTAAAGGATCTATAACTTAATCCAAACCCAAGTATTGGGTCAGCAGTGTTAGCAGTATTAACTTTATAGCCAAATATCTTACTACCTGCAAAAGTTGATCGTGAATATGTTGTTAGGCTATTGTCATTTAAATCAAATACATCAAACAATGGTGCTTGATTCAATCCTGTTTTTTGTTGTGCTTCATACCATTGGTTACCGTCATACCACCATTGGGATCCTTTATATGGACCATCTGTGACTACTACACTGTCATTGACATCAGCATCACCATCATCAGCAATAGTTAATTTAATATGATAATCGCCAGTAGGCAATCCAGTAACTGGGTCTGCTTCATATTGTACTAAATTAATAACATAAATCTTATCTCTTACCAATGGGTCATTATCAGCGGCAAATAGAATACGCATGCCGTCAAATAACTCTGTACCAACTGCTATGGTATATGTTTTACCTTCTAACTCGTTAAATGCGTCAGCAGTAGTAGTATCTAATATATTGATCTGTCTTTTACCAATGGTACCATAATTTAATAATTTTAGGTTTGATTCAAACTGTACAATAGGTCTCTTAGCACGAGCATTTTGATCTAATTCAATAGGTGTGTTATTATATCCTGCTGTGGCTATAATAATGTCCTGATGGAACCAGCGATTGTTTCTTGACCAAGCATTAAGATCAATACTACCACGTACAATAGTAATATAGTCAGGAAATATTTCATCAGGATAATTTAAAGCTAACTCATCTAAATAAGTCTCCGGAGTGACCATTAGTTCAACATCAACTAATCTAATACTATCACCAACGTTTTCAACATAATATTCTTTGTCAGCATAGGTACTAGGAGTAACATCAGTACCAAATCTAATTTTAAGACCACTGGTAAACACAATACCATTTGGACTGGTGTATGTTTTCTTTCCTAAGATGTCATTGTCAACATCAATTGACCAACCTGTTGGTTCAACAATTTTAATTGATTTATAAATTTCAGTGTCATTTTCATCTTGTATGTACAACGTATTTTTTGTACTAGAAAGTAATGGCACTTCATGAAAGAAACCATCGTAATCTTTGTAATATTCTTTATTAGCATTGAGTACACCATATCTAATAAAAACTTTTTCGTTAATATCAACTGATTGTACTGGTACTAATCTAATTATTGGATCATTAATACCACCAGAAGAAAATACAACTTTCCACACACCGTAACGATCTGCATCTGGAACTATTACACCTGCATCTAAGGTTGGTTCTGGATTACCATCAGGATTTATTACAGTTGGTGCAGTCCACGCAGGTTCACCAAGGTTGATTAATGTTTCTACATCAATAAAAATTAAAGTTTTTCCATCTAGATTGCCAGTAATGCCAGCGTATTGTGGATATTCTTCTAAGAATGATGATAGGTAACGATTGTGTAATTCTGAGTAGGCCAATGGAGTAGCATAGTCTACATTGTAAACTGATGCCATTTTAATAAATCTATCTTGTGCATTAGACTGTGGAACATTAAATGTCACTGTTCCTGAATCAGCACCATTGTTGGTGACGCCTAACACAGATCTAGAACTAATAGTTGGAGTAGAATTTAATTTACCATCAACTCCTAATTCTGTTTGTATCCAAAAAGGATTACCTGTTTGATCTAAAACAAATTCATAACTACCACCACGTGCTAGTGTAATGTTATTAGTAATTGTGCCGTTGTCATCAAAAATGTATTGATTGGTACTAGCATCTCTAGTCACGGTGAATGTTTTAGTAAGGTCAACACCTTCAGTACTTACGTTGACTGGATCTGGGCCATTAGGCAACCAATAGTACTGAGTAAAATTAATTAGTTTATCAAGAGAAATGTGTGGATCAAATGTATAATATTCGTTGTCAAACAGTCTGTTATGATTGTTTGTAATACCACCATAATATTTGATCTGATTAATTAGATCAATATAACTGCTAAAAAATTCAACATTATCTTCTTTGTCTTTAACAACTATACTAGGTTCAAGTTGATAGTTTTGTCTGTTAAAACTTGACTCTGTAACGTAACTATCACCTTTCTTATATGTAGGAGCAAACTTTCTTCCAATGTACCCGTGTACTCTGGTAAGATTTGGTTCTGAAACCAATTGATCAATGGTTGCTGATAAAAATTTTTCATTTGTATCAGTACGGAATATACCTGGTAATAAATTAAGAGTCTTTCTTACGGCCATTGATGTTTACCTATCCATTATAAAGATATTTGATTAAGTTGTGCCGCTGTAATAGCCGCAATTACTTGTACATTGTCTACTGTTGCAGAACTAACAATGATTTCATTATATTCAGCATTGATCTGCATCAAACTACCAAAGTTGCTAGACTGACTTGACGGTACAATAATCACACTGGCTATGTTTGGTGCTAGAACACTATGGAGGTATGCACTAAGTTCACTGAAATAAAATGTTTCTCCAAAGTCCCAATTGGCAATATCAAAATAACTGTTGATAGCCGCAATCACAGAAGTCTTAACATCATTGTCACTAACCACCACACTAGCATTCTTAACAACTTTAAACACTGCCTGAAGACTAGGATCTGCTTCTGCACCAAATATAGGTTTAAATTTTGCAGGGTTATAGATCACTGTGTCACTTACACTCTTATATTTTTCTAATTTACTAAACTCTAATTCTAATTCGTCACCTGTTGGAATTTGTGGCTCACTAACAGTATTTGATGTATCCTGTATCCAAGCAATATAATCGTCAGCATACTGTTTGGTTAATATGTAAAGATCAATAATGTTGTTTGGACTTGGATCAATACGTCTGTAGTTTGGGGAGTTATGACGATATTGAAAATAGATATCCTGACGACCAATTTTGGCTGTAAACTCTGTTTGTTCTGTTAGTGTGTATACTGCGCCATTGACTGTTAATTTATAAAATATGTCATCATCTGGTACATAAAATATCTGACCATCTGTATATAATGTAGCAGATGATTGTATGTCTCTCAATGACGAATACTCAGTAACCACACTGTTATTGTCATATGGTTGTTCGTTGATAAAATTATCATAGCCAACTACATTTTCAAAAAACACATATTTGTTTTGTGAATTTACATCAGGTGCTACTATGAGTTCAAATAATTCTGGATTGTCTGGAATACCATCGTTATCAGTATCAGGGAATGTTACTTGAATTCTATTAGGATTCTCATAACCATCAACTTCAGTGATCTTATCATAGATAAACCATGGATAGTCCAAAGCTAATGCTTCTATATCGTCTGGTTTCGTATTGATTTTAAGAATTTTAACCTGATCACTAATTGTTAATCCTGTCTTTGGGTCATAAATTTTAACATCATTATCAAAATAAAAATTAGTTTCTCTCACACTTTCAAATATGTATTCAAGACCTCTACTAGTCACATTATAGGTCTGTTCTACTGTTTGGAAGATAATAGTCCAACTACTGTCTAGACCATTGCCACTGGTGTTGCCAGCATTTGTTAGGCTAAACTCTGCTGTACTTAAATTTTCAGGATAAATGATAGTCCAAGCTGAAGTTTCCATGTTATATCTTAGACCAAAGTCTTGGAAAGCTTCAATATAGTTGATCATTTCAATGATTAAATCTGTAGGAAACTCATTGTTAAACACAGCAAACACTTCCTGTGCTACAGCACCTTCAGGAACGTTTTGGTTAATGGTTACAGGTCCTGAGCCATTACTTAGATTTCCTAGTCCTCCATTGGTTCCGTCGCCTACAAGATCTTGTACTGCCGCATAGATATAATACTTGTCTCCATCTTTTGACGGAGTACCTGATTGTATTCTATTTTTAGAATCAAAGTAATTACCACTACCAGCAGAAAATTTAACAATAGCTCTTGGTAGTATGTAACCATAGTTACTACTTACACCTTCACCTATCTGAATTGGTCTATCAAGACTGTTGACGAAAAATCCTGTACAACCATTGGCAATGGTTGTTGATTTATGCCAGTAACCGTCACTGACTGCTAGTAAAGGATAATAAGCATAGAAAAATTGTAATGTTTGTTGTTTTGCTACAATTGGTTTTACTTGATTGAATATTACTCTATAGATATCATTTCTAGTATTATATTCAAAACTGAATGTTGTTATCGTAGGATTGCGATAGAGCATACCATCCTGGGCAAACACGTTGGTACTAGAATACTTACCTGTGGTATCAATAACGTCCAGATAGCGACTTACACCTGAACTTGTTCTGTTAATTGCTTTAACTTTAAGTATGTTGCTGAACAAGGTATAAGGCAGAATATTATAATCTTCACCTGATACCATACGATCTTGTGTGTAATATTGTTGAGGTGCTTTCTGTCTAATATCCTCAATAGTTTCTCTAGTTGCCGCATTGGCCACTGTGTATTGCAAACTAGCAGTTATATTTAATGTTTCAATTCTACCTGTCTTACTAACATAATTAATAGGAACAGTTATAGATTGCATCTCATCGGGTGTAATCTTGTACTGTTGGCCATTACTTACTCTATAATAGAGTCTATACCGTCCTTGAGGAACTGTGGCGAATGCACCATCGCCAAATACTAGATCAATTTGATCGTTGGCTCTGGTATTGATCTGATAGACTGTTCTATTAGTACCTTTGTTATAGATTACATTGGTAACACCAACAGCAGGAACCTGTTCCCATAATGTGCTTTCGTTGCCCAATGAATCAAGACTGTATAACCATACGTCACTATTATTAATATTGTCAACATTGATACTATAAACTCTGTTAGGAATACTTTCAGTAAAATTTAAATCAACACTCTTAAGTTCGCCTTGTTTAAAATATAAAAAGAAACCTGTGTTATTACTGCTGTTGCCAAGATTATCATTTTTATATAAAAGATTAAATGATCTATTTGGTCTTGGATCTGCTTCATAGATATAGGTTCTATTTGAACTAGTAGGGCTTATTGCTTCAAAGGTAATAGGCACGTTTTCAATGTTTGGTTGAAAACTATAAGTACCAATCACATTAGGGATTAGATTAACCTGATATTCAGCATTAGTAACACCATTGATTAATTGTGTGTTACTTGGTTTACCAATAACCTGATTAGTATTAAGACTAGCGTTGATAATAGCAGTAAACTGTTCTTGCCAATTGTCGTTGGCTGAATCAGCCCAATTAACTACTAAACCAGCAAGATTTAATCCTGTACTGTCAAACACTGTTTCAGTAGTACTCACAGAGTCAAATTTGAGTAGACCTGATGCTGGTATATTTCTTTTAGGGTTGTAACTGATCAGTCTTGCTAGTTTTAAGATACTGTCACGACGTTGTGCTGTGTCAATAAAGTTTTCACGTGAATTAAGATCAGTTCTAAATGCCAAACTTTGACCTAAGAATGATAATAGGTCAATCAATGCAACAAATTCACTTGATTCAATGAAGTCATTGAAATCCTCAGGATAATACAACCTGAGATAATCAACCATTGACTTTCTTAGAGTTTCATAGTCATAACTCTTAAAGTCAGCATTACGAAAAGTTTGATAGACTTTGGTCCAGTCTTCAGCAACTAATAAACTTGTTTGTCTTGTAGTTATAGCCATACTTATTTTCCTGTTATACTATATTTATTCAAGGAAAAAAGTGCGTATTTAATTTGCTATAAGATTTTCTGTTTGACGATCAAATCTTAGATTCATTAAATTAGTTTGATCAGTTTGAAGATATCTAAGTTCTAATTCTATTTGTATGCCTTGATCATATTCTGTAACAATGACCTTGTCAACAGATACTCTAGGGTCATAATTAGCAATATCTTTGATATCTGTAGTAATTACGCTTTTAAGATCTTCTGTTAGTGGCTCATGTAGCACGTTCCATATGATCGTGCCAAAGTTAGGATTCATTAACTTCTCACCTTTACGGATATGAAAGTGATTAACAAGATCCTGTTTTACTAGTTCAAAGTCAGTTAAACGAAACTTCTTGTTTCTACCAACTGTACTAAATCCTTTATACATTGTAGCCATAATAATATTTATCCAGCGTTAATTTGTGGCACTTTAGGACCTAACACACTAACAGCATACTTACCTCGTTGGAAGTAGTCTGTGCCTGTAGTTCCGTTAGCATCTGCACCTGCTCCTGTATTACGCCAATCTTTAGCACCAGTTGCACCTAATAGGTGTGCAGTACTAAGCATGCCGCCAATCTCTTCTTTTGACATTTCTTTAGTAATTCCACCATTATTTAACAAGGTATTATAGTTTTTCTGTGTGTAAAGTTTTACAGCATCTTCCTGTGCTTGTGGAGTATTTAAAAACTCATTTAGGCTAGCAGGTTGTCCATCTTTTCCTAACCAATTATTTGGATTATTAAGATCAGCATTACTGGTCACTGATGATTTTACTAGTCCAGCGTCTATTAGAGCACTATGGCCCATTTGGTACTTACCAACATAGCCTAGCTCATTGGTTGATGTGTAGTCCCCACTGCTTTCACTCTGTCCTAACTGTGTGTAGTAGGCTGTCATGTCATCAGGTTCTAATGGACCTAATGTTTGATTAGACGTAGGTTGAACTCTTAATTGTTTATCACCTGCGGCATTTTTAACTTCTGTGCCTTTAGCATCTTTAACAGCATCAACTGATCCAGTGTACTCACCTGATGGTAATTTCTGTACAGTTTTATCTAAATTCTCTTTAGTAGCATAAGCAGAAACATCAAATCGACCTGCGTCAATTGGTGACCAAGTAGGTTGGAATCTACCATATGGTTCGTGTGTAGGAGCCGCAGTGACCACACTGTCAAAACTGTTAGGAGTTGACACATATAGTCCAACATCTTTGTTCAGACCTACATCAGGAAATTTATTAGTCACAAGTTGTTTAGGCATTTTAAGTTTCTTTTCACCGCCACTGTTTTCTAAAATTTGACTACCTGTTAATGCTAGTTTGCCACCTGCTAGAACAGATATTGCTCCTGTAGCATCAACGTTGAATCCTTGTTGGCTTTTGATATTGGTTATACCATTAGATGCAAGATTAATTGCTCCTGCTGTTATCATAGTAAAACTTCCAAGATCCATCTGAGTTTTGTTTGTTGATCTGATGTTTATTTTATTCTTTGCTTCAATGTTGACATTATTATCTGCCTGTAGATTTATATTAGTTTCAGATCTAATGTTTAGGCTACCTTTACTGTAAACATTGACACTACCACTACTGGTCATTTCTAACCAACTGTTACCACTGCCATGAGCAATATACAACATGTCTGCTGAGTCGTGCATGGTTATTTGATGACCATTGGCTGTGCGTAGTCTAATCATTTGATCAGCACCAGTTATTGACCCATCATCCATTACAAAGACATGTCCGCCTTTTTTAGTGTTAAATCTATAGAAGTCTTCGTTAAGTTTACCGTCTAAAATCTTTTGTACTAATTCTGTGTCATCTGCAGGATCATTGTAGGGTCTTCCAGGTGTTGATATACCAAAAACATTACTAGGAGTTTCACGTTGACTACTGCTGGTAGTTGCCCCTCTATAAGGATCACAATCAAGACCTTGCTCTCTTAATTTTTTAAATTGGTATTCGTGTACGGGTTTTTTATTATTATAAAATGCTTGGCTTTTAAATGCGTTTTCGTTGTACTCATTAAACTCAACCACTGGAGGTTGTGGTTGTATATTAGCCCGCTCTAGAGCTGTAATTGCTTTTTGTGTTTCAGGCGAAGAATTAGAAATATCATATTTGGTACTGCCGGCAACCCCGGGAGTCATATGTTTACTAACATTTGAATTAACGCAACCAATCCAATACCCTCTAGTAGGATCACCTGCTACAAATATTACAATGACTTCAACGTCAAGATCAGGAGGTATCATCCACATGCCATAGGTATGGCTTACAGTATCAAATTTATTAGACTTACTAGGAATAGTATTATTCTTAATAGGATGTGTGGTTGTACCCATAAATGGACTAGCATAACTTACAGTACGCCAGTTTTGAGCATCTTGCGGATCACCACCTAGGTCAGGAATCCATACCTGTAGTCTGCCACTACGTGAAGGATCAAGATTATTTTTAACTATACCTATGTACGGATATGGTTCAATTCGTGTAGCAGACGCTTCTTCACGACGAAGATTTTTACTAACTTTTGTACCTAATCTATGATTGATTGCCATTTATTATTTCCTATCGTGAATTTGGAGTAAGAACAACATCACCCTGCTGGGCTTGTGATAATGTGGATTTAGCCGCCGCAACATCAGCCACATATCTTTCTCGGGCGGCATCTAGTTTAGCCTGAGTCTCGGCACTTATACCTTTACCATCTCGATCAAAGAACCCACTGTTAACTTTCTGGTCAAAGCGTTTGAGCTCACTTTCAGCAAAGTCAACATTATTTTCTGCTCTTGATATATTACTTGCTTTCCAGTCACCATTAAACTCTCTTGTTGCTGTCTGCCCGGTGCTAGGATTAACCGCTTGAACCTGTATAGTTTGTTGATTATCAATTGCAGTAATAGTCCGATTAAATTCAGCAGATCCTGGTTCTACACCTGCAGGCACAGTAAGTCCTTTATATTGATAACTGCCAAACCTATCTTGAGTTACTCCATCTGGTAGTGTAACTGGAGTTACTGGCTCCGGTGGTGGTACCTCAGATGTTGGTTCATTTTGATTTGTTATTGGTTCTTCTTCTGCATTTTCTCTAATATCTTTTAAGTCCTCTACTTGAGATGTTTCAGGTTCATCTGGCGTTACGTCCGGTGCTGGTGGTTCTGCTTGGGTAGGGACATCTTCATCTCCTGGTGCAGTAGATGCTGTTGAATCGTCGGGTGCACCTATCTCGGTGTCTCCAGCACCAATACCTTTGTCAATGTTTAAATCTTCTGTACGTTCTTTTTTAGATTCACTACCTCGAAGTTTATTGCCTACTACATAGTCATAGGCACTTTGTCTAGGCATTCTAACCAATTCTAAATCCTGTATAAACTGTCCTCTACTAAATTTATTAACGACTCTGACCACACGATACATTCCTGAAAACATAGCAATTTGATTTTTATCAAATTTCATCATGCCTGTACTTTCATCAAGGTCAGTAGGTGTTCTAAATAAAATTTGTACGTAAAGTTCACCATGATCAGTTATTAAGCTACCATTTGCAGTTAGTCTAGGGTCAAAGTCTGTTGTATTGTCAATCTTTTCATCAACTGTATATCTAGGTGGATAAAATACATCATCCTGTTTGATGTAATCAGGATCACCAATGATAGATAGTTTAACCTGTATCATATCTCCCATACTGCCACTTAATAGACTGGTGGCCGCATCTGCCACTGCTTGATCTTTAGCAGTGATATGATGTCCTGTTGCTGATTCACGCGAATTATATTGATGCTGTATCACATTAGGTTGCACAGCATTGGGGTTATTTGATATTACTCCCTCGTATTGAGGCATGTATCCGCCTGGATTGGTATTCCTTGTTTCTTCTGTGGCTTGGGCCATAGGATTCACAGTGGTCTGATGGCTTCTATATGGAGTTAAAGCAGTAAAGTATAAGAAATCAAATTTTAATTCTAGATCTAAAATGTCGTCATTTTTTCCTGTGTATAGATAGTTATAGACTTTGACAGGATGGGTCTGTGTTTTCTGTGGCATAATATCTAATTTGGTATTATACACTTTATATGGAACAATGTGATAGGTTATATCACGTGACCATACCTGTTTGATTTTGTCAAAGTTTTTTAATTTAACTGTTGGTACTATTTTAAACCAGGACATTGGTGAATCAGCAAATTTTTTCTTAGCCGCAATATACGCATCTGTAGTAGCAAAGGATTCAGGAATTACTATTTGCTCTCTAATGTATTGACTGTGTCTGATTATGTAGTTTAATAACATGTCAATGGTAGTACCAGCATTAATAGAGATTGTAGTAACATTATAGTCTAAGTCTCTAGTAGATGCTCCAATATTAGTTCTTCTGATACTGATTGGTTCTTTTTTATTTTTGAGATTGGTCATACTAGTATTTTTAGGACTAGTTGTACCTTCAGTGGTTATGCTTGATTCTCCAATAGTTTTATCAAATTTAAAAAAGTAAGTATCAGGATATTGTATTTTATTTGTTTCTGTTAATCGTTGGTTCCAACTGTTGATAGCACTACCGTAACTCTTTACTTTATAAATTGGATCTTTTAACAGTAGATATGCTGAGTCAGCCCCAAACAAAGATTCTGTAACATTGTTGTTAATCTGTCCATCAGGACCAACAAAGTCAGAGTTGGATGTTCTACGTGCAATATTGTTATCTGATCGTTCTTCTATAGCAACAGTTTTAAATAATTCTTTTTCAGATTCTGAACTTTGAAAAAAACCTGCCACTGTCTGTGCGGTAATTTCAAAATTTGCTGGTGTCTGTACTGATGTTAGATCATAAGCACTATGATTAAATGGTACTGCTTTAATCTTATATTCACTACCTCTATTGGTAATGTTTATACCCATACTAACCAATTTGATTGGTATTCGTTTGGTTATTCCAGAAATGATACCTGTAATGTTGCCGGTGTCGTCCATGCCATAAAAATCAATCTGTAATAGATAGGGTGCATGAGTATAGTTGTCAATTGATCCCACTTCGCTTGATGAACATACTTCTGCTACTTTGTTGACTAAAGTCATTCCGTATGGTTCAACTAAAGTAAAATCAAGGCTGATGGCATTAGTGGATCTTGACATTTCAGTTATGCCAATTACTGTATCAAATTCTAATCCTTCAAAATAGAAATCATCAGAAAACACAGAACTTCTGTTGAATGCACGATCACCAGTTTTAATATCGTTATATCTGCCAGCACTGGCTACCAGCACTTTGTTTGCCACATACTCTTGTGTCTCCACAACCTTGTTATACTCATCTACTGTGAGTAAGTGCCAACTAAGAGAATAGGCATAACTTGCATATTGGTGTAGTTGATTTGGTAAAGGATCTCCAACTGCATCTGTGTTTTGTTTTGTTGTTTCTGTACTGTCAGGTTTGCCTTTAGATGTTTCTGGTTCTGTTTTTGTTTCAAACTGTTCTTCTACACTTTGTAATGCTACACCTGCTTCTAATAAACCAGTAGCGGCCACTGGACTATCAAGCCCACCAACTGTTCCTGATGCAAGTCCAAACACAGAAAGTTTATCACCTGCACTCATATTTTCGTTTGCTAGGCTTAATAAATCTTTATCTGTACGAAACTGGTACTGTGCATGAGAAATTTGATTATTTAAACTTCTAAGTTCTCTTTGTTGTGCATCTGTAGGATTTGTAATGGCTTTAATTTCAGCCCGACGAGCTTCAGCCGTTTCAATTTGTTTCCTTAGCGCCTGGGCCTTATCAATTGATTCTTGAGATGCCATGTTATAATCCTAGAGCCGCTGTTATATTTTCCTTTTTAGGCACATAGATAACAACACCTGGACGAAAATCGTAGATGGGATCTTGGATAGTATTTGGATTACGTTGAGCAAACACCCACCACAAAGCACTGTCGCCATAAAGGTCATTTGCTAATAGATCAGGACGATATTGATAAACATTGTCAATTTGATATTGTACGTCACTAGGGTCGCGTGGAATGTCTCTAAATGTAGCAACATCAAGGAAAAATCCAAACGTGTCGGTATTAGCATAAGGGCTAGTTTTGCTGTACTTGACTGCCATTATAGGAATCCTCCTGTGCCTAGGTCTTTATTCTGTAATAATTTACCAGCGGCAAATTTATCAAGATCAAAGTTTTCATGTAAATTTTTACGACTGTAAACTGGTCTAACAGTAATAGTTATCGTACTCTGTGTTGGTACTCTAGAATATGATGTTAGGTTAGTAAACTGCATTTTGGTTGTTTGTGTGCCACCTGTCAATGATGGTAGTTTCTGTGTTTCACTTTGTAATAGGCCTGGAACATATTCTGCATTTTGTACTGAACCAAAATTACCTGTTTCTTCAGGTACTGCAACTTCTTCAAGTGATGTTGTAGTTACAGGTATCTGTAGATAGTCTACGTCATTTGGAAGAACGTGTGTAAAGTTAGTGATTACACAAGGAACATGCGGAAAGTAATGACTGCCATAGCCGTCTAAGAATACCATTGGTGGCGGATTACCTGCATTTGATCCTTGGCCAAAAAACATTTTGGTTGCTGAGCGGAAGAAATAGATAGCGGCCATTAGATACTGTCCTTCTGCTACATTTTGTACAGTAAATTCTCCCGATATTGAAATGTCACTCACTTCACTGTTCTGGTAAAATTGCTGTGCATAATTACTATGTGTGAGGCTGGCAGGATTGTAATTGGCCAAATGACTCACTGTAATACTAGGAAGATAAGGAAATATCACTCCATTTGTTTCAATTAATGGACCCATTAATGAATTTTCAGGAGAACCTGTTTCAACGGCATTTTTATAGAATATGTTTGATTTATCAGGTAAACTAATACGCACACGCCAATCGTCTTCAATGGCACCGGCTTCACCCATAGGACTAAAGCCAATGTTTGTTAGTAATTTGCCAATACCAGGTAAGCCACCAGGAAGTAGTCCTGATATAGCACGACGTGCTTTGCTAGGATCTAATAGGTCAAACGCAGAACTACCAATTTTACTGACACTACCGCCAACACTTGATGTTACGGATTTGAACATACCTGAAAAATCTGCCATAATATAAATATCCTCTTGTTTTATATATTTATAGGCATTATAATAGTAGCATATAAAAGGAAACTAAAATTTATGAGAAAAGTAAATTACCTAAACAATAAAGACATTCTTAAAGAGATACATAAAAGCAAATTGACCTTCTGTTCTTTTGTAGACAAGACAAAAGAT